TCTACATCTGCGCCAAGCCTATCTGTATCCATCTTTATAAAAATATTAGTCGCCAGACGACCTGTGTCACTCGCTGGTGGCTCTCCTGCCGCTGATGCTTGATGCGGTGCGCTAGTTCCACGACTGTAAATGGTACCTGTTTTTGTACCTTGCAAAATAGAATTGACAGCGGTTGCCCTGACCAGCGATGCCGCGATACCGACAAGCTGTTTGGCGTTGGATGCGTATTGCTGTTTCACCTTGTCAATCCGTGGCTTTCTGGTGACTTTGGCTGATACCCGTGCCATCAGGTTGCCACCCCCTCTGTGCAAACCAGTTCAAGATACTTGTCGCGCTCTCCGATATTAAGAATGCGATTGATGTTGAACAACCTACTATATTTTGCGCCGTCTACTGTGAAAGAATACAATATCCTGTGGGTGACCTTCAAATCTCTGCGGAATCTGATCGTGATTTTGTGAGTGGTGCGAGGCTCTATCTGATCACCAAAGAACCTTTCCCCGCCCCCTTGGGCCTCTATACGGCCAAACACGGTTGCAAACGTAGTGAATGCGCCAGATGTGCCGCCACCGCCGTCAGCGGTGGCCGTCTTGGATTGCAATTGCAATCTATGTTGCATCCTGCCAACGGCCATCAATAACCCCCGCCAAACGCGCTCACACCGTAACGCATGATCATATATGGCTGTAATAACATTTGCATCGATACAGGCGGTCTTGGGGGTGGGAATCTTTCGTAGTCGCCGCGATGCTCATATAGAAAGGTCACATATTCAAACATAGCAACCCTGATTGGCTCTGGAACATCTGCGCCAGATGATCCATAACCCGCCACATATTGAATCTCTATGCCGTTGGCATTCCTTAAATCCGTTGGCCATGAACCACCATCCCTCAATACGACCCGCGCTGGCTGTCTGACCAGATCAGAATAATAGTTTGATGCCGCCAAGGTGGATTCGGTGTTCGCGTCGTTGTACGACTTGATATGCGTAACACTTGCAACAGGTGACCTTGGCAATTCTATATAGTTCAGATAGGGAATCTGATATGCGCCAGTAAACATTCCCTCACGCAAAAACTGATCCCGCTCCCCAATCGCATCAAGCGAAAGGGTGTAAGTGGTATTGATTAAAGTTCTATTAGTAAAGTTTTCTGCCCAGTCACGGGCCGCTGTCATCAAGGCAGTAACGAGATTAGTATCTACGTCAGAATCTATTCTCAGGTAATTGCGCGTTTCCACCTCTCCAATTGGCAAGGCAGATGCTGGTGTCGTTACTGTCAAGCCGCTCATGGCAATCTCCTAGATTTCATCAGGCCAATCATGAATTGGCGCATTACCAGTGATCTTGCGGTCACTGTCAACAGGCCAATCAAACAAGGCCATGAAAGCTGAGTGTGTTTTTACCGCATCAATCTTTGCCTCAATATCATTAGACGCTTTTCTCACCGCCACCCTATAGTCTGCCGTCTCCTTGTCCATAGAGTAATCAGCCACCTCTGATGCTTTGATGACCTTCCAATCGGTGGGTTGCAGTAAGCTTTTTGCCTCTTGTTTTGTTCTTTCTTTCCAAATTGATTTCAATCCAAAGGTTACCAATTGCTTGCCGTTTTTATCTGTAATGGCCTTCCCATCAGCATCAACTTGGTTTGTATCATCTAGTTTACGAGGCGTATCTGCATCCTGCCAAAACTTGCCATCAAATGGCTTTGGATCATTTTCCCAAACCAGACCAGCCTTGGCCTTTTCCTCATCAGACCATTGCATCCAGTTTGGGGGATGCTTGATTCCATTGCTACCTGTCCATGATTTCCCAGCGCGTATCAACGAACCAGCATATTTATATGGCATAATCTAACTCCTATTATTTTGCATTTGCATATTTGAATGGCTGTTCTGCAAAAGCCAAATAAACATAATCCCGTTGTCCGACGTTAACATGCGTACTTCGCGCCTTAAAACCATTTGCAAGAAAATCTATTGCAAGACTAGATGATGCGGATGTTTCATCATTTTCTAAATCCGCTCGTAAAATCTGTTGATTTGGGTTGATCGGTTGCCTCGCATCATCGTAGATGTTCCAATGTCCAGTCCCGCCAATCGCGCTTTTTATCATAACCCATGCTGGCCTGAAACCTGTGAACACATCTGTGCCATTTGTCGGGCTTGCGTTACCCGTATATAAACCAACCTTGCTATACCCTTCTTTAGAAGCGAAACAATAAGCCACAACTTGATCGCCAGCCCCAAAGTTCATATTGTCCGTCCCGCCGCGCCCTGCGGTAAAAACTGTGCTAGTCGGGGCCGTTGCTCCAAAAGATACACCACCAGCGGCGGCGGCGTTTGAAAACCCTAATTGGTTAGTTGCACCCGCAAGCAAAGCAAATATGCGCCAGTCATAACTTTGATTTTTGACCTTGCCTATAATCATTTCTGGAGCAACTCCAAGGCCGTGTCCTACAGTAATGTCTCCACTGCCTGTCGCGGTGTAGGTCACAATACTTAAACCCGCTTCAGTGCTGGCTGACACACTACTGGTAACGTCGCCCTCTGTGTTACTGACAGCGGTGCCGCCAGCCTTCCAGTTCCATGCGACATAAGTGTTGGTGTTCTCATTTACATATGTTTGCCCCGTGCCATTAGTAAACCCGCCGTCATTAAAACTTGAAACTTGTGTCGCGCCGCTGGCAACGGGTGTAGCTGAGTTGGAAAATATAACGCTATCCACACCCCTGACACTATCGACCCAAACATGGTTGTTAGCCGCACTTCTATCTTTAATCCAAACCCAATTGGGTGTGAAATTGACCGTCCCATTAACAGACGCCTCACTGTCAACTATGGAACGGCCATTACTGCCGTTGCCTGTGTAAGTAAGGGTGCCAAAATAATCTTGCGGCTGTTCATTATTATTCGGATCAATAACAGGGTCAGGCAGATTTTTTGAGCAAAGAGCTAGAAAATTAGTAGGCGGCGCGTAGAAGAAATCACCAATGCCGTTTTTATCAGCGTTACCTTGTGGGACTTTCGTATTGTTGAAATCCCCGTTTTGTCCAAAATTCCAGTTTTGATTCACCACATTGGAACTTGTGACCTGTGTCATCAGGGTGACATCAACCCCAATAAAATCAAATGTTAATAAATGATTTGTTCCCGCTGATGGGTTTCCACCTTCCAGTCCATTTGAATTGTAATAAGTATTATCAACGCCGTAATAGACCTTTCCACCATCAACATCTATCGCAACCTGATGAATTTGGCTTGCTGTGAAAGTATCAACAGTTGTGCTTCCGTCTGCTTTTTTGAATATAATAGATGGGGGTGTTGCATTGGCAGAGCTTCCATCGCTCATATAGAACCCGTTGCTCTGGATGCCGCCGCCTCTTGAGGAGACCAAAGCACCAAGGCCACCACCGCCCGTGATGTTATCCTCTTCGCCTACCTTACAAAATCCCCACCCATTGCCAGCACCGCCAACGGTGTATTCAAAATACCATTTGCCAGATTTCGGTAACTGAAATGTGAATGATTTTACATCAAAATCAGCACTAGTTCCTATAACCGCTAGATTGCCGTGACTTAACGTGACTGAATTAATGCCAACTGCTGAAGCAGAGGCATCTTGATAATTAGAATTTATGACAGGAAAGTTATTAGTCGGCACATCTGGCACGGAGTCCGTGTAAGTTAGATTAGTTGGTGTAAAATTATTTCCGTTGCCTGATTGATCTCCAAAAAATGTCACATCCCGCGTATCAGCGAACGCCATATAAATGTAGTTGTCACCTGATCCATTATAACCTACACCATCATTTATCAACTTGAACCCGTCAGATGTGAACTCAACTTTTCCAGATGGAAAACTGGCCTCTTGGTCACTTAGATTGGGGACTAAAACCTGTGTAACTGGGTTGGATGGGTTCCTTGTGTTGTCTAAAATTTGCCAGTCTTCAACTGCGTTTCCTCTCTTAATCAAAAGAACACCGATTTTAAATCCTACGGTGATAGTCGGCCCTGATGATGACCCATTGCCAGTGTATTTATCAAACTTGCTGAACCCTGCCTTTTCAGACCAAAGATATGCGACATAGGTTTGACTTGATTGATTTGTTCCGTTGCCGCTTCCTACTGAAAAAACCGTAGACGTTGGTGCTGTATCATTCCAAGAGGTGCTATCAGTGACTGTGTGGTCCT